CCGATGCACTCGGCGGCGGTCCGCCACGGCTTCCGCGTCCCGGCGAGAACTTCCGGCGAGTCCGGCGCACCATGCGTCGGCTCGGGCCAGACGATGGCCTGGTTATCCCGCCGGGCGATCATGAAAAGACGCTTGCGGATGGTCGGCGCGCCGTAATCGCAAGCCCGGAGTTCCCGCCAGTCGACGCGGTAGCCGCATGAACGGAGCTTTCTGACGAACGTGCGGAACCTCTCCCCCTTCGCGGCTTCAATGATGCGGCCTTTGTTGTCGAGCGGCCCCCATTCCGCGAACTCCTCGACGTTCTCAAGGATGACGACGCGGGGAGCCCTGTCTCCCAGTTCGGGAATCCAACGATCCACCAGCACCATCGCCAGCTCACGCCGCCGGACGTTGCGCGTCGGCGCGCCGCCCTTGGCCTTGGAGTGATGCGTGCAGTCCGGCGACATCCAGAGGAGCCCGACGCGCCGGCCGCGCGTCACCCACTGCGGCGAGAGGGTATACACGTCCTGCACATGGTGTTCGGTTTCGGGATGGTTCCGGGCATGGAGGCTGACGGCCACCGGATCATGGTTGATGGCGGCATGGACATGGATGCCCGCCATTTCAAGCCCGCAGGACGCGCCGCCCGCGCCCGCGAACATGTCCACAACGATTTCCTCGGATTGAGCGCGGAACATGTCTTTCAGCATATGCACCTCTTCAGGCAGATGGTCAGAAAAAAGCGACCCACATCAGTGTGAGCCGCCTTTCGTTTGGCGTTAAGATCATTCAAAACCCCTCAGATATGCTTGCCAGTAATCTTCTGGTATCCTATGGCGCTGGTTACTCCTTAATCCTTCGATTTTTTTAGCTGCAAACCACTTTTTCACCGCATGTTCATATGCTTTCCAGATTCCCGGCCAACGTCGCATTGATTCTTCGCGCTGTCCTGTGGCTCCCGGAGCTTTGCCAAGGATAAAAGGGCACACGACACAACCAATCCGTGAGATTCCTTCATCGTATAATGACGGATATGGCAATTTTCGGCTTTCGATGAACTCCCAGACGGCCCATTCAGGCCAGTTGAAGATCGGCTTATATGTCGTCTGCCCATTGAACCTCGCAATTCTGGGGCGTGATGCTCGGCGTACACTTTCTTCGGCGCGTATGCCCATGATTCTATGCTTGAGTGGATGAAGCCGCGCCGGTTCTTTTTTCAGAACGTCACAGCACCAACGGGCCGTTCGCAGCGGTGGACACTTCTTTTTGATCCCATCCCACATCGTCAGCTTAGAATAGAGCCACGTCACAGATGGATATTCCCGCCTGATGAACTGGACAACTTCTGGCGGGTCAATGCGGGTGCAGGAGTAAAAAGCCTGATGCTTGACCCCTGCTATGCGGCACAATTCAAGAGACACGATAGAGTCTTTACCGCCGCTGAATCCCACATAAAAGCCTTCCGGCGGCTCGTTCTCCCGCAGGAAGGCTATACTCTCGGCTATATAGTCACCTGTATCATATCCGGGTAATGATAACTGCCGGATGGTATTTTTCATTCTCTGATACCTTCACCTGGGAATATACCGACAGCCACAATATCCCCGTCTTTTTCCTCATTCAGACCATACACTGTGGCGTTTGAAATCCTATTGCCTTCCTCGTCACTGAAATGCTGAACAGGGAGATGACGATCATATTCCCGCAGAATTTTGATTAATTCACCGACAGTCATTTACATATTCCTCCATATTTTTGATAGGGACGAACTTGACAAATCGAGCCTTTCTCCTATCCAAACACAATACCTCATATTCACCACGCCGTAGGAACAATGCTAAAATATCCGATCGCTTGATCCGGTATTCATGAACATCTGAAACACCACGGCGTACACCTATGCACCCGGCAGTCACAGCATCGAGTGTATAAGATATCCAATCACGTTCGGCAGGTCTATGGATTCGGAAACACGCCACATAGGGAGGGAGTTTTTTGAAATATTCTAGCTCAATAGGCTTCATCAAGCATTCACGCCGAAAAGGACGTTGCGCCCTAAAAAGTCTCTTCCAGAGGGATAATTCCGAAAACCCTGTATAAAGTACCCAAAGAGTTCCAAGAATAAACCAATATCCATAATCATCCAGTTCGTTGCATAGTTCGGAGAACCGCACGATGGCTTCTGGGGTACTCGATAACTTTTCCAACTCTAATGTAATCTGTTGGAGCCGTTTATTTGGTACAAAATGAGGAGAAATATCGTATTGAAGACCTTCATACCAAGCGACACTAGGAAGCAAAGGAATCGGTATATGTTGAGGGTTCCTTATTAGCTCCATTTATTACCTCAGTAATCAACTAAACCGCGTTGTCTTTTTCGTCACACGTTACGGTCTCTGTCAATTCAGTAATCTTTCTATCAACGATCTGTTCCATGTCCTTCGCTTGCCTGAGCAATTCGCTGCTTCTGCGTCGAAAATAGCCTCTCTGGTATTCACGCATTTTCGACACGCAACGGAACAAAGATTCAAGCTGTTCCAATCGATCCATTTCATGCCTCCATATTGATAGATTCATTCCGCGTAGTGACGGATGCGCGGCCCCCGATAATCGTTAGTTTTGTGCAATGGCCGTGTCAGTGACGGCATTCTGCGGCTCTTCGGGAGAAACTATCTCCCCAGACAAAGAGGCAGATTCAGGGTTTCCTTCCGAGATGGTATCAGTCCCCCGGCGGGGGGAGAATCGAGACGATAGTTTCCGTAAACGTGTTGCCGCTCATCTTTGCAGCCACATTCGACAGGCATGACTTCAAGAGCAAACATCCCAAACCCTTCTCTTCCGTCGAGTGTGAGGAAAATTTCCTTGTCAGGGTTGTAGACTTTCAATTTTTCGATTAATTCTTTGACAGTCATTGATTTTTTCCCATTTCCTTATTTCGCCTCTGCTCGGATCAACACAGCCTTTCCCCTCTCGGGGCGCCAGTCGCCGATTCCAAAGGAATTGCTGGCAACATCGGCAAACGGTTGATCCGCCCAAGCACAGCCCGCGCCTTATTCAGCGCAGCCTGTTTCTTTAGGCATCCTTCGGTATGCTGCCCTTCACTGGGCCAACACCCTTCCTCGTGCTTGTAGCCAATGTTCACCATCTCAGAGAGTACAGCGTAAAGCTCCGGAGCGGCCATGGCCAATTGCATCTGCCGGAAGTCCGCAAGGCAGGCGTAGAACAGGTTCCGGCCACGGGCATCGTTGATATACAGGCCCCCCTGTCCGAAATGCCACTCCTGTTCGATCTCGGTGGCCGGAACGGGGCAATAGGCATCATTGAACGCCTGGCGAACAGGGGAAAAATTCCCCTGCCCCTTTCAATATCCACCAGCCCACAGGGATGTTCACCATGCCTATCCCGGTCTTGATGACAAGTTCCGGGCCGGAGTTACCCGCCGCCACTGCCGGTTCAATCCCCATACCACTGAGAGCTTCAAGGCATTCCACCGTATCGTCGAACTGTACCGCTTCAATCGGTATCGGCAACCTTACATACTTGCCCATCTTCTTCTCCTTTTTTCCAGTCGTCACAAATGGCGTTTGCCAGTGTCCGCCAACCGTGTAGCCCGCACATATGCCCTTCCGTGTATTCCCTACCCCTAAACGTTATTTTTCTGCCTTTGCGATGGGCACAGTTCAGACAGTTCCGTGTAGGTACTTTTTTGATCCAATGCACTGCGGCTTTAGTGATTTTGGGCATCGTCATCATTCTCCAGTTTTTGCACCAGCGGAAAATACAGCTTTCCCTTTCCACGAGATGTTTTTCCGGGGACATGAACGAGATAGGATGGATGTTCACGCGCAAGGCCGACCTCTGGAGCCTTCACTCCTAACTCTTCAGCGCACTGCTTGGCGTATTTCGAGGGGGGCTCCCCCGCAGGCACGGTACACACGACAACGCCGTGCTTTTCCTTGACGTATCCGCCCGATGCGCTTTTCCAGCGTACCCTGTCTCCGACACTGAACCTGTGCATCGTCAACACCTCACCAGTTTTTTACCGTTGAAGGAGGTAAAGGAGTATACATTCCGCACCTTCTGGGACGGCGTACCGTCTTTCTTGAACGGTCGGACTGTCGCTTGCCAAGTATTGCCCTCCCCAACGAGGCCAATCCGCTCGATGATTCCCTGCGTTCCGGCCAGATCGAATCCCGTCACGCGATCTCCAATGGCGAAGGGGCACAGTGCCGCCGCATAGTTCTGTTTGGCTGCATCCAGAGCCTCCTTTGCGGCCATAAAATTGGCCTCCGCCTTTTTCCAAACATCGCGTCGTAGCTCGATAACTTCCTTAGATTCCATGTTGTTTTCTCGTAGGTAATAAAAAAGCCGCCAGGTCATGATGACTTGGCGGCTTGGTGTTTAGAATGGCTGAGGGCTATTCCGCGTCAGGGGTAGGCGCACTGGCACTTGTCCCGCGGCGCCTCTCCCAGAGGGCCATATCCTTCATCTTCTTGCGGCGTTCGCGCTGGAGCCCCTTGCAGACCAGCGGAGTGCCCTTCTTGAATCCCCATTTTTCGCGGTATTGAGCAGCATCAAGGCCATGGGTGGCGAGGTGCTTTCGCGTCAATATCTTAAAAGTCTTGCCGCACTCCAGGCAGGTAATGGACTTTTCCTTGATCGACTTGCGGGGATCCTCATGTGTGGCTTCCACTTCGCAAGCTTCAACGGCAGGCCCCTCAGCAATCTGCCCAAGCTCAACAGTGAGCTTTTTGACCATAGCCATGATCTCGTCTTCGCTCATCACGCGGACGCTGGCTTGGGCGCGAACAAGTGCCAATGCTTCTTTCAGATAATCGTTCATATTTTCCTCTATCGGTTTGTCGCACTCCCCTGCAACAGTTCCCCAAACTGTACGCAATGGCTTGGTTTTTGGCAATGGAACGCACCGTTATATTGCAAAAAGGCTTAAACCTCCGGCCCGCATGTCCATACGAGCCGGAGATATGGGAGGTGTCGCCGTTCTACGTTTTCCCATTGCTACTCTGTACGAAACTGGGAAAAGGAACTTCCTTTTCCATAGGGATTGCAGCTCCGCACAATTCGCAACGGTCCCCACGGCGTCGGGGGACAGCAGGTTAATTTGATTCCATGATCCAATCCGACATTTTCCGGCAGATGTCGCGCCAGGTTCGGGCATCCATACGGAGGGTCATAAACTCGGTAAACAGGCATTCGAACATGCCATACAGCAATTCTATCAAGTACATCCTTTCGAGGAGCACCGCGTCAGGATCCGCGTCGGGGTCAGGTTCAATCGGGGGCAGGCGCACGCTGCACAGGGTAATGTCCTCGGCGTGCAACATGGTTTGGAACCCCAAGTTATCGCGGGAGAAACTCACCAGCTCGCGATGAACCTTTTTCCCGGCCTTGAGTCCTCGCCGGGCTTCGGCAAGCCGGGCGTTTGTTCCCGAGCAGGTCGCCGTTTCGGTATTTTCGCCCTCCCCGCCCATGACGGCGATTTTCTGTTCGACCTCAATAGTGAACGATACGCCGTCCTTCCCCATGAACACGCGGTCATTATCGCTTCTGAACCACAGCCATGTCAGGAATTCTTGACCAAGCATCATGTCCGTTGTCAGAGCAAGCCCCTCAGACATGTTCACCCCCGTCCCGCAGCAGGCGGAATCCGAGTTCCTGAACCAGCCGTTCAAGCGGGGTGGCATCCCCGGTTGCCCGGATAATGTCCATAAACGTCTCGACGCCGAGCTTGGCGCCACTGTCCATAGGGTTGATCTCGCGCAAAAGCGTCGAATAGGGCTTGCCGATGGTGGCAGCCACCTTTTTCGCGGAGATTTTTCCCTCAACCACAGACATATGGGTGGCCTTGAGTACGTTGCTCATTTTTGCTCCTCTGATTGTATTCTGGATGAAAAAGCCCCGTCTGTTTCCAGACGGGGCTGTTGTTGCAAAATGGAAAGACCATGTTGCTGGCGACAGCAATATGGTTAAGGGCAGGGGGTCATTACACCCTCACCCCAAAGGCTCGGTGGATTTCCTTGACCAGCCGCACCGGATTGATTGACCATGACTCGTGGATATCCGCTCCTCCGCTCAAAAATCTCTCTATTGCAGGCCAGAGCATATCGGGAAGTTCCGCCAGCAGCTTGCCGGGCACCTTGTTCCTGTCTGCCCCCGCCAGACGTCCGAGTTCTCTATTCAGCTCTCTCTGGACACGTTGGAGATTCTGCCGCGCTGCCTCGAACTTGTCCTCCAGTTCAGCGTATCGATCCTTCGCCGGGGGCAGTTCCTTCTGCGCCGCCGGGGGAAGCGCATCAATCTTCGCCTGCACCCACGCGAGGGCGGCGGGAAGCTGGCCCTTCCTGAGCTGGTCGATCCGGAAGATGCCGAACTGCGCCCGCACCTGCGGCCAGAGGTCGGTATGGGGGATACCCGTCATACGGGACCAGACGCTCACCAAAGACTTGAGCGGCTTTCTGTCCTCCACCGTGGTCTTCTCGTCCTGCGTGAACGGGGTGAGCGTCGCCGGGCGTTCCGCCCTGCCCTTCATCCAGTAGTCCCACAGGGCGTCGTCGCATTCGGCCTGATACAGTTCGATCTTGGGGCGGAGTTCGGGGCGTACCTTCTTCGGGTTGATACTGGCAAGAAAGGCGGGGAGCTTGCGGACGGGGATGCAGAGGGTTTGTTGGTCACCACCCTCGGAAGGTATCACGATCATCGTGATACCCCATCTTTCTGAGTTCGCAGACAGCTTTGCGGCCTGCGCTTGCCAAGCAAGCCCAAGGTTTTCGACAATGGGCTTCGCGGGGGTGTAGGGTTGTCCTTGATAATCGATGCAGAAGATGGTGTCACCGTGGAAGGTAACGGGAGAAAGCCGACTCATACGAGCCTCCTGTGATTAGTAGTAGGCATTTTGATTTATGAGCAATGCCGGGTCTCAACTACGTCACAGGACGCTGCTCTTATTCCCCTTGCGGGTATTGTATTAGGAGCTATCAACCCGGCAAAATATATGCTGAAAGACGTGCCAATGGCACAAAAGAACCCAGCAAATGCCGGGCAGAGGATCGCGCGTGGTTTAGAAACAGCGGCGCGGACACTGCCTGTGAATAGTGAGGGCAGTGTTGCCGAAAACGGGCGGGGTTGTCAAGGGATATGAAAAGCCCCGCAGAAGCGGGGCATAGTTAAGGATTACAGGACTCAATGGATTTCTGGGAAAGGAATGCGTTGTGTCTTACGGAACCCTCTTATGAACCCAAGGCGCCCCCACTTCAAGATAAAGTCAAATAGCCATTGCAGGCTTCTTTGAAGGGCTGCTGCAATCAACTGAATGCTTTTAATCCTGTCGTTGAGGTCCGAAGGCGAATTCCAATTCCACTCCGTCCAATACCGCATAATCCCTGCCTGTTGGTGACTATGTTCCATAGTGCACCTCCTTTATATAAAATCAGTACCTCCGTCATGCGGAGGCACTGTCAAAAACAAGGATTGTCATTTCGTGGGGGGACTAACCTCTACCATCCCCTCTCAAAAGTCAAGAAAATTATGAGTTCCCTCAACTTAATAGGAGAGGGGTGACTGCTCCGTAACGGCTATAGGCCACATCGAATTTCAAAGGTTTCCTCAGCAAAGTCTTTAGCATCAAATGGGCAAGTACAGTTTCCGTCAGGGGTCACGATTGTGCAGTGTTCGCACTGCGGTTCCAAGGCACGCTTTTGGCCTGTGATGACACGTTCATCCGTCATAAACGTGACATCCATATCGCCTTCACAGTCGTCGCAGAATCCTTCCCAGTGGGCCTGATACGTATATATCCAGTCACCCGCATCAGGATCAATAGAGTCGACAAAGTACAGCTTCCAACCGAGTTTTTTCGTATCGAAGGAGTGTTCCTTTCCGCAAGCTGAACAAGCCACCGTGATGAGCATAGCTCCCCCTAGTTTGGAGCGACAAAGAGATCCTGACACTGACGGACAGCCACGGCAACATCATCTCCGCTTGTGAAACCAAGCAGCATCACCGCATGAGTAAATGTATCCGTGACAATATCCTCATACTGGATTCTCATATTTTCATTTTCATGAATGATGCCAGCAGAATATACCATACAGGCGAAGGCTAGCTTTGCTGCGGAAATTTGATACCCCCGCCGTTTTGCAGTGGCAGAGACATTGAGGGCATCATTTGCTTCCGCAAGCAGCCTTTCAACTCCGCCCTGCTCCACTCTATCAAGGACAACCTCGGCAATTCTCCTGTCTTCCTCGCTGGAGGGGGAAAATAAACCTATCATTCCCGCGTCGGCGGGAAACACCGCACAAAGGCTTAGTACCAAAACAAACAGGCCAATCCCCCAGTATGCACCTTTCCTCATCGCATTTCCTCCTGTCCGATACGCATTAACGCATATCAGAGGAAATGTCATGAGGAGAGGCCATTACGATTTGAGGTGTTGCATCAGGAAAAACAGCACCAGCCACATGATAGACATCAATATGAACATCCAAGATAATATTTTAAATATTTTCTCGTGTTTATCATTCGTTTTCTTAATTTTCTCAAATGCTTCTTTGAAACCGTTAAGGGCTCTCTGTTGGGCTTGCGAGAGTTCCTCCAAATACGCCTCATGAGCTATGGACGCCCTGCGGTCCCCACTATCGTTGAAAGCCGTTCCTTCTGCGTGTCAGAAAGCACCCCGTGCTTATCCCGGATCTCGACGAAGGCTTTTCCTTCCTCCTGTGGAACGATCCTCATCTTCAGGGTGGCGGCATACCTTCTCCGGTTGGAAAAATCCGGTTTATCCTCTCCGATCATCAGAAAACTCCGGCGATAAATGCTGTGGGCACCATTCCATCCAGAGCCAGTTCCAATGACGGGTTCGCCTCAAAATCAAAAAGCCGGTCGGCAAGCGCATACGCCGACAGGGGTTCAAGCTGTAGCCCAAAGGACAGCGTGAACTGGTTCATGAAAAGTTGGACAACCCTTGCCGAAGTCGATGTGAAATAGACGATACCCGTATTGGTGTTCCAGACCACCTCGAATGACGCAGGCACGGGCATGGTCCGCGTCAGCAACCTTAGCTTGACCTGAGCCCGCAATTCGTTTTTGCGGTCACGCGAGACAAACTTCCTGCCCTGTTCCTTGGCGCGTTCTTCCTCCTCTCGGAGTGCTATCGTGACCTCTTTTTTCATGATTGCCGAGGGAATCCGCCGCCGATCAACCCGGAGTGTGAACGCGAAGAATTCTCCTTTTTCCGGTGGAGAAGCCTTCCATTCCGTATCCAGCATGTCGTCGATGTTTGCCCACCCCCAACCCCGTTCCTCAGCGATGTCGTCTATCGGCAGGAAGGCGAACTGCTTCAGCCGCTGTGGGACCTCGTTCAGCAACTCCCGCGTGACCGACTCCGCGATCCTGAACCGCGTCATGCTGACGGCCCCCGATGAAAATTTCCCCATATTATCCTCTCTGTAATGAAAACGGGCGGCTCGTTTCCAAGCCGCCCGGTAGCATCAAACCGTATTGTCCCTGACATGCAGAAAAAGCACATGCAGTATCTTGTCCACGTCCTGCGGCGAATATCGCTTCGCATTGCGGAGTTCTTTGACAATATGCCGCATCCTTATGCTGTCTCGGCGATACTTTCGATACAGGGAAAGATCGACGAATTTCGAGACGATCATGACACCAAGAGCTGCGAAGATGCAGAGCAGGAAAAGGGAAGCGAGGAGCATGGCGATGATGCCCGCAGCGTTCATGCTTCACCCCCTCCGGCGTCCGCCCTGCCGTCCTCCTCTTCCCAAGCAGGACAACCTGTCCGTTCCCGGCAATGATCGCATTGCCTGATGTACACAGCTCTGGAGATGGAGGGGCACATCTTCGTTTTGATCTCCTTATCGTATATAGGCGTGTTCGGGGAACCTTCGGTGCCCTCCCCTCCATGAATACCGGGATCGGGACCCCACGGCGTCAGCGCGGGCCGCGGTTCAGCACTCGGCTTGCCTTTAACGGCGGGTTGCGGCTCGGGTTCGGCGGCGGAACCGCCATCCCTCGGTTCCGAATCGTGTTCGGCGCCACCTTCCTGCGGTTCCGACTCGGCCACCTCGCCGGTTTCGGCGTCAACCGGCGCGCCCTGCTGCTCCGAGAGCTTTTCGGCGGCAAGCTGCTTGACCTTCTTACATGTCGCAGCGTTCCAGTCGCGAGCGTACTGATTGACCGCTTCTTCCACTTCGGAAAGTGGGCATCCCGTAGCTTCCCACGCTGCAAGCGTCTCCTTGCGGAGCGCTTCCAGTTCTTCTTTCGGCAGCCTGCCCCGGCGGGAAGTCTTTGCCGCTGCCTGTTCGCCAGATACGGCGCCATCGGATGAGGGCGATTGCCCGATGGACGAGGTAGCCTTGCTCATCTCCGAAACGCTGACAGAGTAATGTCCATCTTTTTCCGGTTCCGGCTCAAGATCGTAAACGGTTTCTTGGGTCTCCTCCGCAGAAGGGAGCCCCATAAGCCGCTCTGGGACATACATCTTCCCAAAAAAACTGGCTGCACGGTAACGCAGCATGACTTCCGGCATGGTTTGCCATTTGCTTCCGTTCTTGCCGTACCAGCCTTCCGCAACGGCCATACCGATGGAAACCGGTGGAGATTCAAGGCGTTCGCCGGTGGCCTTTTCTATCGCCCATGCAATGCACTCCTTGTCCTTGATGCGCGCTTTCTTCGTGATCTCGCGAGTGGCGCGCTTTCCATTCGGTGCGTCATACCATTCTTTTATCGTCCACTCCACATCGCGCTCTTCAAGCTCACGTATCTCAAAATGGAGTGGACCATATTTATTGCAAACATTGATCGCCGCAATGATGTAGGACGAAGACCACGAAGGACGTCCTTCCACAACGTACAGGTTTTGCATTACCATAAGTGGATTTATATTAAGGCGTGTCGCTATATCCAATGCAATGATGCAATTCGAAAGGGCTGCCGGATTGGGATATTCCTGTTCTCCTCCACCCCTTACTTTCTTCACAATAATATTCCGATACTGTTCGGGAACCATCGTCGATTCGGAAAAAGCCCTTGCCATGCGCTGGATAAGCGCA